ATGATTTCCACAAACAAGCATTAGAAAAAATGTTAAAGTTGTCAAAAGTTGTATTGTGGAACATACAAATCGTAACTGGTAGTAAAGAAGCAGTATTTAAATTGATTGGGGATTTCAACAAAAACATAAAAGATATCATAGTTTGGGATAAAGGATATGGAGAACCTTCATTACACGAGGGAGTATTGAACCGAAGAACAGAATTGATTATTGTTTTTCAACAAAACGCAACAGCAGGTAGATATATAGAAAATTCATATTTCAAACACGGAAGTTTAAACGACTTATGGAAAATAAAAAGACCAAGACACCCAAAAGGACACTCGGCAACATTTCCAATAGAATTGGCAGAAACTGCTATCAGAAGTTTCAGTCCAGAAAATGGTGTTGTAATGGATTGTTTTATGGGAAGTGGAACAACAGGAGTTGTGTGTAATAAACTAAATAGAGATTTTATCGGAATAGAATTGGTCAAAGATTATTTTGACTATTCAAAGAAAAGAATTGAAAACATTGAAAATAATTCTTCAACATTGGAAAAATTTATTTGATTTTCACAAAACAACATTATATTTATAGTTAAATAATAGGAGTAAATGGTTATGAACAAATCGCAATTAACAAACTTCATCACAAAATATACTTTGGGTGGAGAAATTAAATCAACAAAATGGACTTCAAACGGAACTTCACTATCAACAAGATTTATCTCAGGTGATAAATCAGTTGTGGGTAATGTAGTTTTGAGTAAGTTTACACATCTAAAACCTTGTGAATTAGGTGTTTACAATACAGCACAATTATCATCATTATTGTCAGTATTGGGAGATGATGTAGAATTAAATCTATCACAATCAGGTGATAAGTTTATTTCTATGGAGTTAGAAGATACCAAAAGAAAAACAAAATCAAAATATATGTTGAGTGATTTATCGGTTATACCAACACCACCAGAACTTAAAAACTTGCCAGACACATTTGAGTTAGGTATTAAGGTTGACCCATATTTCGTTTCAACATTCATTAGTGGTAAAGGTGCTTTATCAGAAGCAGAAACTTTTACTATCTTAACTGAAAACGGAGAAACTAAAATCGTCATTGGTTATGCAAGTATCGCATCTAATCGTGTAACGATTCCAGTAGAAACCACAAAGGGTGGAGAAATTGAACCAATTAGTTTCAACGCAAATATGTTCGCATCAATCTTAAATGCAAATAAAGATTGTGAAAGTGCAACATTAGAAGTTAGTTCCCAAGGGTTGTCAAGAATCAAATTTTCAATTGATAATTATGATTCTGAATATTATTTAGTATCAACTCAGGCAGTTAACTAATGGAGAGTGTAAAACACTCACTTTGGGTTGAGAAATATCGCCCTAATCAATTAGATAATTACATTGGTAATGACCATTTAAAATCAAAGGTGTCGGTATATTTAGAATCAGGAGATATACCACACCTTCTCTTATTCGGTCGTGCCGGAACAGGTAAAACCACCTTAGCAAAACTATTGGTTGGTAATATCGATTGTGATTATCTATATATAAACGCATCTGATGAAAATAGTGTTGATGTCGTAAGAGAAAAAGTAAAAAACTTCGCATCAACATTAGGTTTCAAAGATATGAAAGTGATTATCTTGGACGAGTGTGATTACATTACACCAAACGCACAAGCAGCACTTCGTAATCTTATGGAAACTTTCTCAAAGAATTGTCGTTTTATATTGACTTGTAATTATGTTGAGAGAATCATTGACCCGATACAAAGTCGTTGTCAATCATTTCAGATAATTCCACCGGATAGAAAACAAGTCGCACAACATTTAGCAAACATCTTGAACAACGAAAACATTGAGTATGATGTTAAAGATATCGCAACTATTGTCAATAGTGGTTATCCAGATATCAGACGAGTAATCAATGGTTCTCAAAGACAAGTTGTAAATGGTAAATTAGTAATTGATGAAAACACAATTACCCAAAACGATTACAAAACCAAAGTCTTGGATATATTGAAAACACAAGACAAGAAATCATCATTTCAAAACATCAGACAATTATTGGCAGACTCAAAAGTATCAGACTTTTCAGATTTGTTTAGGTTGTTGTTTGATACGATTGATGATTGGGGAACAGGACATATCGCAGAGTGTATATTGATTTTATCAAAATATCAACAATCAGACGCAGTCGTAGTGGATAAAGAAATTAACATTATGGCGATGTTTGTAGAATTAATAGGGAGTATCAAATGAGTAATCCAAAACCAATGCCACCAAAATCTGAAGTTCAATTAGATTTAGGTGAAGCAGATACAATAAAATGTGATGAATGTGGAAACGCATCATTTATTCAATCTTTCTTTTTAAAGAAAATATCTGCATTGATGAGTCCAACAGGTAAAGAGGCAATTGTTCCAGTTCAAGTATTTAGTTGTGGTAATTGTGGAGTTGTTCCACAAAAAATGTTAGAAGGTAGTGGACTTGAAAAATAATGTATATAGACCACGATAGGAAGTTAGTTTTTGTTCACATATCAAGAACAGGTGGCTCAAGTATAAAAACTGCTTTAAATCTACACGACAAACAATATAATGAACACTATCATTTAGATTATTCTTACATACCAAAAGAATGTAAAGACTATTTTAAGTTTGCATTTGTAAGAAACCCATTTGATAGATTTGTTTCATTATATCATTACAGACCAAAAGGTTTAAGTTTTTCTGAATGGTTAGATAACATAAATTTAGTATATGTTCAACAAGTTGACTATGGAGTAGAAAAATTAGACTTTGTAGGTAGATATGAAAATCTACAAGATGATTTTAATAAACATTTTGAAGGACAATTGACTATTGAAAATCCAACAGAATCATTTTCTATTATTAAAAACAAACATTACACAGAATATTACGATGATGATACGATTAAAAAGGTAAGTAAGTTGGCAGAAAAGGATATTAGTAAATTTAACTACGAATTTGGAAAATGAAAAACAAGTTTAAATTTGGAAATTTAGAATTTACTCTTACTAAAAAAACACCAACAGATGAAATGTTCCAACAATGGAAACAAGAATTTTTCAGTATACCAGAAGTAAATAATTATAAAGTTTGGTTAACGGGTGGATTTTTAGAAGACTGGGAAACTAACGATATTGATTTGATATTAACTGGTAAACCTAATCTAAAAGAAATAAAGAATCTATTATATCAAGCCAGAATCATTGGTGTAAAGTATGGATTACTAATTGATATATCACATTGGGATACAGAACCTTTGTATATTTATGAAAATTATCCAAGTGTTTGGGGTGTAGGAACTGGTGTTGAAAAGTTTGTTGTGGAAAAACTAAACATTGATTTCAAACTATTTATTAATGACGAATTAATAAAACAAGTAAAAGAATATGAAAAAGTTATAGAGGGTTTGTATAGATATAAATTTACATATCCAACGAAAAAGCAAATCACAAGAAATTATAAATCAAAACCAATATTACTAAATGGATAAAAAAATAAGATATAATGTGGAAAGGTTTTACTATGATAACTATAAGGTAAACAAAGACGGAACTGAAAGAGGACTAAACATTTATGAAAATAATTTTGGTAGATTAGAGGGTGGAAGACAACACGACCCGATTTACAATAATCCAAATGCTAAAAAACAAATTTATACTTTTGGTTGTAGTTGGACTTATGGTTGGGGTGTAGAACAAACCGAAACTTTTACTCATTTACTCGGAGATGAAAACACAGCAGTTCATAATTACGGAGCAGGTGGAACAGGTTTAGATTTCACAATCAAGACTTTATCAGAAGTTTATATACCAACATCAACACGACAAATATTTGTCATTACGGTTCCACATTATTTTAGAAGAACTTGGTTTGATGATGACGGAGTGGTTTACAAACCTTGGGAGTTGAAAGAGTTCGTTGACTTCAACGAGTATAATAATTATTTTTATTTTTTACACCAATATAATTTAGTAAATACATTTGTAGGTCGTGATAAAATTATTTGGGGGACTTGGGACGGAGACTTACCAAAAGAAATGTTTGATGTAAAGTTTGAAACATATGATTTGGTTGAGGATAAATTACATCCAGGTATAGAATCACATAAAAGATATGCAGAGAAAATAAAAGATGTATTACAAGATAGATTTAAGTAATTACGAACCACGAGAAGTTCAAAAGTATCAAGAGTTTACAAACTACAATGATATTAGTTCAGAACAAATACAAGTGATATCAGAGGAATTATCTGAATTTAAAGATTCGTTTGGGAAAGATTGGCAAGAGTGGAATTTAAAAGACCTACGAAGTAGATTAAAAGACAATTGGACATTTTATTTAACGGAGTGTGGTTGGGCATTTATAGATTGGAATAGAAAATATCCTTATTTGTGTAATCGTTATGTAATTCCAGAACATAGAAATAAAGGATTAGGAAGTGATTTAGTATGGTTGAGGTGTAATGAAATCAAACAACAAGGATACAATTACGCAATGATTAAGTTAGAGGATTGGAATACACCAGCAAAATCAGTTATGAAAGAAGATATTTTCACACAATTAAAGGATATTTGATATTTATATATAGGAAAAAATTATGTCAGCAGAATCAAAAATAGAAAATTATTTAAATTATATCACCGGAAGTGCAGGTGGTTGGCCATCAAACACTAATGTCGGTATCCTTGTGGGTATCGATTATTTCATAGAAACAGGTTCTAACAACATTTACTTTAGTGAAATGAACACTGCTTGTGGGGTTAGTGGTGAACTATCAAGACAAGAAGATACTTTTGATAAGATTTCTGATTATGCAGTATCTCAAAGTTGCACAACAGCATACATTTATGGACGACACGATGAACAAAAACACAATCCTTCTTCATTTCAAGAACCTATAATTAGTGCAAGTTTTGCAAGACACGGAATATCAGTTAATTTTGAATACAATGACGATATGTCACACACTTATTTCTCACAACGAGGTAGTGATGACTATACAGGTAGTTTCCACTTATTTATACAAGCACCTTGGTATAGTGATGATACATTATTCAACATCGTTAGTGGTTCATTTAACAAAAGTTCTTTTAGAACCATTTTATCATCATCACCTGAAAGTGCAAGTTTAATACCATTATTTGATAAAGATAATTATACACCTAATACTAACTTTCCAGATTATGTAATAAAACAACCAACAGCTCATTCAGCACTGGGAAGTGGTAATATAGGATTTAAAAAATATCAATCCGGAACCACTACTTATCAAGACGCAATAGACAATGGTAACATAACTGAAAAGTTCATAGTATCAAGTGGTAGTTATGATGGCGAACAAGGACACTTACTTACGAATAAAAAATATTACTGGATAACACCAACGGAGATTATAAACGCAGGGCAAAATGTTGACCAAAGTTTGACAAATTCAAGTAAATTAATTATGTCGGGAAGTGAAACTTATTACCCACAAGCAAGATTCATAAGAATAGTCGCAAGTGGAAGTTTAATCAATATGTTTGACGGTTCAACAAAACAAATTCAAGATGTAGAAGTTGGGGATGTCGTTAAATCATATCAACCATATGGAATGCCAGATGAGTCTGAAGGTATTGACTGGATAAATTACACAACCACAGATTTAAGTGGTTCATTTTCTTCTGGTTCTATTGTTGTTGAGACATTAAATAAACAAAGTTATGGATATTATTTAATCAACGGAAGTATAAAAGTTCCTGCGGCTCCACACACTTTACACGGAGGTGGAAAATTCTTTTGTAAAACAGGAGACACTTGGAACTGGAAACAATCAACTGATATATCAATAGGAGACTACTTTTTAAGCAGTGATGGTAGTGAGTTAGAAATTACATCAAAAGTTGAGGTATTATCAGATGAAACATTTTACGGATTAAATGTTGAAGATATAGATACATATTTTCAATCAAATATATTAGTTCATAATTTACCACCACTATGTTTTGTAGCAGGAACACCAATCACAATGGGAGATGGAACTAAAAAAGAAATAGAATTGATTAAAATTGGTGATGAAGTTAAAAATTATGACTTTGATACCAAAGAAATTAAAATAGGTAAAGTATTATCGACTAAAAAACCAGTTAACAAATACATTGTAGAAATAAGTTTTGGTGATAAAAAAACAAAAAACACATTCGACCACCCGTATTGGGTAGTTGGAAAAGGTTGGTCATCATATAAACCAGAGTGGACAGAAAAAAAATATAACATCAAATCCGAACAATTAGAAGTAGGAGATAAGTGTTTAGAACTTCAAGGTAATGAAATTGTAGAAACTAAAGTAACAAATATTCAAGAAGATATTAATCCAATACAAACTTATTCGTTAGAAATAGAAACACATAAAAATTATTTCGCTAACGATATGTTAGTTCACAACAAATCAAGTTTTTGTTTCACTTATGATACAATGATTACTTTATCAGACGGAACATATCAACCAATCATAAAAATTAGACCGGGTGATATGATAAAAACATATGATGTTGAGAATAATAAAATTCAGGACTCAAAAGTTTTAGAAGTCATAAAGATAAGACACGATAATATAGTAACTTACACTTTTGATGACGACTCTACAATCACAGCAACAGATGACCACCCATTTTATATTGTCGGAGATTCTGAAGTAGATTCAGATTACAGACCACTAAAAATAGGAGATTTAGTTTTGACTGATGAATTAAATAAATTAAAAGTAGTTCATATAGAGGTTATAAATAAAGAAGAAATAACATACAATATTAATTCTACAAATAATGGTGTTAATTACTTTGCAAATAAGGTTTTAGTTTCTGATGAGTCTGATACAGAATAGAGACTTCAAATTTTCAATACAAATATCTACATTTTTATCACACGAAAAGTGTGATGAATTAATAGAACAAATAACCACAACAGAACAAATGGTTCCGGGCGCAGTTGGTAGTGAAAGAGGAGAAACAGCAATTATACCGGAAATAAGAGTAACGGAAGAGTGGTATTTATTTGACCAACCATATAATAAATATAGACCAGATAAATGTAATGGGGATTGGAAATGGCTACAAGACAAAATATATCAGGTGGTTAAATTAGTAAATCAAGGTGTATTTCACTTTGATGTTGAGGGAGTAGGTGACGAATTAAAACTTATCAAATATCACCAAGGTGGATTTTATAGTTGGCATACAGACTTTAATGCGGGAGATAGTTCATTAAGAAAACTGACTGCGATTGTCCAATTAACAGACCCGAGTGAATATGAGGGTGGAGATGTTCAGTTTGCTATCCAAGATAAACATACAAAAGAGTGGTATACAATAAATAAATTGAAAGGTTCACTAACAATATTTCCAACATTTTTATCACACAGAGTAACACCAGTCACTAAAGGAACAAGATATGTATTACAAGAATTTTACACAGGAAACCATTTTAAATGAAAGAAAATAATAAATTTAATTTTGTTTTACACAGGGAAAACTTTTTAACACCAGAGCAGTGTGATGAGTTGATTAGAAAATTTGAGGAATCAAAACCACAAAAATCAGGAGTCGTTGGAACATATGAGGGTAGAGAAATAAATGAAAATGTCCGTAAAGTTCAAGAGGTTAGATTACAAAATGATGTTGTGTTGTCAGACGGATTTAAGCTAACTAAGCATATTATTATGGCTTGTGAAATGGCAAACCTAATCAACTTTAATTTTGATTTAGAAAAACCATATAAATTAGAGGATATTGTATTGTTAAGATATGAGGATACTGACAAATATGATTGGCATTTAGACATTGGTAAAAATGAAACATCAGTTAGAAAGATATCAGCGATAATTCAATTAAGTGATGAACAAGATTATGAGGGTGGAGATTTCGAATTTAGTATTACTAATAATGAAGGTGATGATAATTATTTTGGAACAAGAAAACGAGGTTCGTTAATATTGTTTCCTGCATTTTTAGGACATAGAGTTAGACCAGTAACGAGTGGTGTTAGATATTCAATTGTCACTTGGATTCTTGGAAACTCTTTTAAATAATTTCTATTTTAGAAAAACAACTTACTATTTATTTATATCTAAAGGTTATTCACAATGAAAACAAAAAGCTTATTCGACCATATAAAAGAAATTACAAATAATCAAAACCCAAATTATTGGGAAGAGATTTCTGATGCCGATAAAAAAACATTCTCAAACTATATGGTGCATAGATTTCTATCAATGAAACCAGAGTGGATTGAAGTAGTGAACGAAATACAAAGATACTGGGAATTAGAACCTAAATCAGTTTATCAATTCTACACCAATGTAATTCCCAAAGGTAGAACATTTCTAAGATACACAAAATCTAAGAAGAAATCCAAGATAGAAAGTTGGGCAATGGATATATTATGTGATTATTTTGAAGATAGTTCAGAAAATATTGAAAAAACACTTGACATTATGGGTAAAGATGTTGTATATTCAATCGTATCCAAATATGGTGTAGATGAAAAACAACTAAAAAAGATATGGAGTAAGTAATGATTAAAGACGCACCAACAAAAGTTATTGATGATGTCGGTCAAGAATATGACCCAACAGATGTTGTTGGATATATGGAAAACACATATCCTGAAATGACATCAGAATTTAAAAAGATTCAACGAGACCAATATGAATTGTTTTGTAGAAAACAATATGATTATGGTCCACAAAATATAGCAGTAGGAACTATTCTAAAAACCAAAGAAGATATTAAATTATCATTGTTAGGAATTTGGTTTCGAATGCAGGACAAAACAGAAAGATTAAAAACATTATTGATGAGAGAAACAAATACACCAGGTGTAGAAAACGAACCCATAACTGATAGTTTTTCAGATGTATCAAATTACGGAGTAATGGCACAAGTAGTAGCGAGGGGTAAATGGGCAAAATAAGTTATAGTCAGTTCGCAATGTGGGACAAATGTCCTTACACTTGGGAAGTAAATTATGTCAAGAAAGAAAAGACTTTCGTTGGTAATATTTACACCTTGTTTGGTAGTGCCATTCACGAAACTATCCAAGCATATTTAGTATGTTATTATGAACGAACAATCAAAGAAGCAGATGAATTACCACTACACGATATTCTGATATATCGTATGAAAGAATTGTATAAAGAATCCAAAGAACAATATGGTGATGATTTTGAAGTTACAAAAGAAGAAATGTCAGAGTTCACACAAGACGGATTCGCAATCATTGATGAGTTCTTGAAAAGAAAGGGTAGTCATTTCAAAAAGAAAGATACTGAGTTAGTTGGTATCGAAATGAACCTAAACTATGAACTTCCAAAAGAAATGAAGTTTGTTGGGTTTATGGATGTTGTTCTACACGACAAGAAAACTGGTCGTATGAAAATTGTTGATATCAAATCATCTACAATGGGTTGGAATAAATATATGAAAGCCGACAAGAACAAAACTAATCAATTGTTATTGTATAAACACTTTATGGCAAAGCAATTAGAAATATCAGAAGATAAAATTGATGTTGAATATTTAATATTAAAGAGAAGATTATATGAAAATATGATGTATCCACAAAAACGATTACAGGCATTCTCACCTGCGAGTGGAAAACCAAGTGTTAATAAGGTTATGACAAGACTACAAGAGTTCATAGACGAGTGTTATGATGACAAAGGTAAAGTCATTTCACACGACTATGAAAAATGTGAAAAACACAAAAAGTGTAGAAGTTGTAAGGATTTATAATGACAGAACCAAGTTTAAGATTAAAAGTAACGGATTTTTTAGCAACAGATTTCGAACAAGAAGTATTTCAAGAACTGATGAAGATAAAACAATTGGATTATTTTGAAGGTGCACCATTTCCATTATACTTTTGGTATGATAGAGAAAAAGAAATGGTAGATTTAAAAACTCTCGAACCATTTATCAAATATTGGAAAAATGAAAGTCAATTTAACACTAAAATAATTATTATTCCGGAGTTAACAGATGACCAAAATCATTTTATAATGTATGATATCAGACCAAAAAATTCTAAACAATTACAATATTACAGATTTGCATACGAGTATGATAATCCAAGAGACATCATAACTGGATTAAAACATTTTGTAAAAACATACGAGTTCGTTAATAAAGAAGAACTTAATCCAGAACCAGTTAGAAAACAAAAACGAAACGACTAATGAAGATAGCAGTTATCGGAAGTCGAACCTATACTAATAAAACTAAAATAAAGAACTTTATGTTTCGACTAAAAATGGAATATCCAGAAGTAGAAATAGTTTCTGGTGGTGCCAAAGACGGAGCAGATAAATATGCAAAGAGGTTCGCATTAGAATTTAAAATACCTTATAGTGAGTTTCCACCACAACACCAACCACATAATATGTATTGTGTAATGGAACCATATAATTATGGGAAACCTTATGCAGCAGGTTATTATCACAAACGAAACAAAGATTTGGTTAAATATTCTGACAAGGTTGTGGCATTTTGTAAAGACGGAGTTATTACCAAAGGAACAAAATCGGCATTAGAATATTGTGAGAAAATTGAAAAAAAATATGTCATTTTAGACTAAGGTCATATATTTATATATATAGTTATGAAAGAAGAAAAGTTAACATCAGTAAAAGTCATTGACGAGTTATATAGAAAGTTCAGAGAAAAATCTATTCGTGATGACTTCTCACTTCAAAAGTTAGTCAATCGTAGTATTGATTTATTCGTCCACGACGAGGATTTCGCCAAGACTATTTTAGAATATGATAACTTAGAAGAATCGGGTTCAAAATATTAAAGAGGTTATATGAGTTTACCAAAATTAAAAAAGGTTTCAGAAGTCAAAAAAAGAGATAAGAAAAAAATCTTATTATTATCAGATGATTTAAGAATGTCCAGTGGTGTCGGAACAATGTCAAGAGAAATTGTAATGGGAACACTCGATAAATATGATTGGGTTCAAGTCGGAGGAGCAATCAAACACCCAGACAAAGGTAAAATATTTGATATGTGTGATTCAATGAAAGAAGAAACAGGAGTTGAAGATGCTTATCTAAAGATTTATCCGGTGGACGGATACGGAAGTCCAGAATTAGTTCGTGAGTTAATCCAAATAGAAAAACCAGACGCCATTATGATTTACACAGACCCAAGATTTTGGATTTGGTTATTTCAAATGGAACACGAAATCAGACAACACATACCGATTTTTTATTATAATATCTGGGACGATTTACCTTATCCAATGTGGAACGAACCTTATTATGAAAGTTGTGATTTGATTATGAATATTTCTAAACAAACACACAACATTGTGCAAAATGTTTGTCAAAATAAACCAAGAACAGATTGGGACTCAACTTACATTCCACACGGAATAAATGAAAAATACTTTTATCCAATCAATGATGATAAAGAAAGATTAGAAATGAACAAAATGAAATCAGAGATATTTCAAGGAAGAGATATGGAATTTTGTTTATTCTACAACAACAGAAATATCAGAAGAAAAATGACTTCCGATACGATTATGGCATTTAGGGAGTTTGCATACAGACTACCAAAAGAAAAAAGAGATAAAGTCGCATATGTTCTACATACACAACCAGTAGACAATAACGGAACAGACTTACCGGCAGTGGTTCAAGAAATGTGTCCAGATTTGAATATTATATTTTCAACAAATAAATTATCAAATCAACATTTAAACTATCTATATAATATTGCCGATGTAACGATTAATTTAGCAAGTAATGAAGGATTTGGATTGGGAACTTGTGAATCATTAATGTCAGGAACACCAATCATCGTAAATGTTACAGGTGGATTACAAGACCAATGTGGATTTAGATTGAGTGATGAATTATTAACTTACAAAGATTATGCAGATATTGAATCACTACACGATTGGAGAAAGTGGGAAAACAATAAATCACTAACTCACGGAGAGTGGGTAAAACCAGTATGGCCAAAAGTTCGTTCATTACAAGGTTCACCACCAACACCATATATTTTTGATGATAGATGTGATTGGGTTGACGCATCATATTCAATAGAACACTTCTATAATATGTCAAAAGAAGAAAGAAAAGAGTGTGGATTTAAAGGACACGAGTTCGTAACCGGTGATGACGCAATGATGTCAACCAGACATATGAGTCAATTATTCATAGACCATATGGAAACGGCATTTGAAAAATGGACACCAAGAGAAAGGTATGAGGTATTAGAAGTATGAGTAAACCATTAGTATTAGTAACGGCACCAGTTCAAACTCGTAGTGGATACGGAAACCACGCAAGAGATATTTGTAGAGCATTAATCGAATCAGATAAATATGATGTTAGAATACAATCAGTTCGTTGGGGTTCAACACCTATGAATGCTTTGGAAAAAGATAATTTAAGTCATCAGGAAATTTCTAAAAGAATTTTAAAGAGTCCTAATGTTGAAAGACAACCAGACTTACATTTACACATTGTAATTCCTAATGAGTTTCAATCAATAGCCAAAAAGAATATCGGTATGACAGCAGGTATTGAACATACACTTCCACCAGCAGATTGGGTAGAGGGTTGTAATCGTATGGACAAAGTCATATTTACATCAGAATTTTCAAAAGAGAGTTTTGAAAAAATAGAATATAATAAACACGATAAACAAACCGGAAACCCAATGGGTAAGTTAAAGACTGAAAAACCTATGGAAGTTCTATTTGAGGGTGTTGATGAAAATACCTATAAACAAACAAGTGAAATTTCAGATAACTTAGAGAAACAATTCTCAAAAATAAAAGAGGACTTTTGTTATTTATTCGTAGGACATTGGTTACAAGGTAATCTCGGTGAAGATAGAAAAGACATCGGTATGATGTTGAAAACATTTTTTGAAACATTTAAGAATCAAAAAGACCAACCAGCACTAATACTAAAAACAAGTAGTGCTTCATTTTCTATTATGGATAGAAAAGAAATTAAAGATAAAATAAATATGGTTAGAAGTTCTATACAAGCAGAAAAACTACCAAGTGTATATTTAATTCACGGAGAGTTAACTGATGATGAAATGAATCAAATGTATAATCACCCAAAGGTGAAAGCACATTTAACCTTTACTCACGGAGAGGGATTTGGAAGACCATTGTTAGAAGCATCATTTAGTGGTAAACCAATTATCGCACCAATATCAACAGGTCAAGCAGATTTCTTGGATAAAGAATACACAATTGAACTACCACACCAAATGACATCAGTTCCAAGAACAGCGTTCCCAGAAAAATATGTAATGGGAGAACCAAAGTGGTCAACCGTAATATATGGACAATCAATCGGTATAATTAAAGATGTTTATAAGAATTACAAAAAATATGAACTTCGTGGTAAAAAACAAATGATAGTTAATAGAGATAATTTTAATTTTGAAAAAATGAAAGAAAAGTTGGTGCTTATAATAGAGGATACACTAAAAGACATTCCAATAAATGTTCCATTAACATTACCTAAACTACCTAAAAGGGATAAAAAATAAATGGCAGAAATAAAAATAACTTGTCCTAATTGTTTAAATGATAGTCAATGTTTTGAAGAGGACTTAAATCAAATAGAAAACTTTAAATCTTATATGTGTTTTAATTGTGGATTTACAAGTAATAGTTCATTTACAGAAAATTCAAATACACTTAAAGAGTTATTATCAAAATCTACTCAATTAGTTAGGGATGTTTCATTGTTTGATTATGATAGAAAAATAACTTGGTTTCCAACAACATTGAATATGGGTAAATTTGGAATAATATATCCAGAAGGAACAAAAACAAATTGGAATTGGAAATTAGCAGAAGTTCGTAAATTAACACCAGAAGAACAAAAAGACCCAAAATACGAAGGACACGAACATACATTAGATACAGAAAATGCAAAAGAATATGGACAATATGAGTTTTTAGATGCGTGTAAAGAAATGGGAATCATTAGAGACGTATGAAGAATACAAGTTGGCAACAAATACAACCAGGTCAAATAGTTAAGTTTATTTATAAAAGTAAAAATAGTAGTAGGGGAATCCAAAGAACCGTATTGATTATTGACCCAAAGTATAAATATAGAAAAAAATCAACAGGTAGGTCAGTAGACTTCGTTGTAGGATTACAATTAGATACACTATTATCTGCACCAATCAATGTTAGAAGTTTTAATAAACTGATTTCTCAATTTGGTGGGTTGTTTGATGATGAGGGAGTTATTGAAGTTGGAAATCAACCAAATAGAACAGATGCTCAAAGAACCGAAGATATTTATAAAACTCTTGAAAGATTTTTACAAAGAAACGATGTATTCAGAACTTTCTTTTTGAGAGAATGTAGAAAACGAAGAGTATTTTTATTAGATAGTTATAAAAGGTTTCCTAAAAAGTCATTAGACAATTTACAATTAAGAAAAAGACTTGAACAAACATTAAAAAAGATTGAGGAGTTTTAATGAAACTTAGTTATAGTATTACTTGTTACAATGAACATAAAGAATTAGATAACTTATTATTTCATTTATCTAAACACATCAGAGAAGAAGATGAAGTAGTAATCACAAGAGATATTTCAAAAGTCGGAGAAAAAAGTATTGTTCAAGATGACTTTTATGCATTAGAAAAGGTATTGGAAAAATATGAGTATAATTCTTATTTTAAAAATCTAAAAATAAATGTATTTCACTTTAATAAAGACTTTTCAGCATTAAAGAATTATGCAAAATCACAATGTTCAGGTGATTATATTTTTTCTATTGACGCAGATGAAATACCAAATGAAATACTTCTACAACAATTACCAACAATATTAGAAATCAATGATACGGATTTAGTATGGGTTCCAAGAATTAATATTGTTGATGGTATTACATCTTGGCATTTAGAACATTGGCATTGGAGACAAACTGAACAAGGTTGGATTAACTTTCCAGATTATCAGGCAAGAATATTTAGAAACACAGATAATATTAAGTGGGTTAGAGAAGTTCACGAAGTAATAGACGGAGCAAAGACATACTCACATCTACCACCACACGAAGAATTAACTTTACTACATAAAAAAGATATAACCAGACAAGAACAACAAAATAGATTATACGACACGATTATTTAGGAGATAATGGATGCCATTTCATTATAGTAAGAGTATTATGGAACAAGGAAAACAAATGAATATATTAGTAACAGGTGGAGCAGGATTCGTAGGAACGAATTTAATTAAAAGGTTATTAAAAGACGGACACAATGTTGTATCGTTGGACAATTATTCAACAGGTAAAAAAGAAAATGAACAGGAAGGTTGCACATATTTTGATGTAGACATTAGAGATATTGTAGATTTTAGTTATTTTATGGAGAAACCAGATGTTGTGTATCATTTAGGAGCACTAGCAAGAATCCAACCATCATTTGAAAATCCAGCCAATACATTAGAAGTTGGAATCTTAGGAACGATGAATATCTTGGAGTGGGTAAGAGAATTAGAAAATAAACCAAGAATGATATTCGCAGGTTCATCATCAGTTCATAGTGGTATGATGAAAAATCCATACACCTTTTCAAAAAGTGTAGCAGACGATATGTGTTTATTGTATAAAAAACATTTTGGAGTAGAAGTATCGATTTGTAGATTTTATAATGTATATGGGCCACATCAATTAACCGAAGGAGAATATTGCACGGTAGTTGGTGTATTTGAAAGACAATATAAAAACGAAGAACCATTAACCATTACAGGAGACGGATTCCAAAGACGAGATTTTACTCACATTGATGATATTGTGGACGGATTAATTTTAACATCTGAAAACGAAACTTGTTGGGACGAAATAGAATTAGGTAGAGGAAATAATTACTCAATCAATGAGTTGGCCGATATGTTTAACACAGAAATTAAATACATTGATGCAAGACCAGGAGAGGCGAGAGAAACTCTTTGTAATACTTTGATAGCAAAAAGATTAATAGGATATGAACCAAAGGTAAATATAGAAGATTATATTGAGGATATAGTAAATGGAAGATAAATTTTTCAGAGGAACTAATATTCAAGAGAGGTGGGAGAAAAAACATAGAGAAGAATATAAAATAGACCAACCATATGATTTTTCTAAGTTTACCAGTGGTGAGATGAATGAATATCAGGAGGTTGCTGCTAAACTATTGGAAGAAAATAAAGACGCATTTTCAATGAACACTTTACACGAATTAGGTTGTGCTGGTGGTGATTTTGTTTCTTATGTAAAAAATTATGTTTTACAGGATTGGGAAATAAGTGCAGAAGACTTCTCAAAAGATGCCATAGAATCTGCAAAAAAAAGAGAACCTAATGTTAATTTTTTTCAAAATGATTTTTTACTAAATAGAATCAATAAAGACTATGGTTGTATTTGTATGTTTGAAACAATTGAACATATTCAAGAGGGAACAAACTATGAAATTTTAGAAAACTCATTAAATCACTCTGAATATACTATTGTTACAACTGTTGATACAGAAGACGATTGTTTCGGTGAACATATTTCACATTATAAAATTGATACTTTTGACAAAAAAGGTTACGATGTAGTTTGGAAAAGTTTTCTTAAAGAAATATATATGCCAAATGGGGTTTATCATTATATGATATTCTTATTAAAAGGAAAGTTAAATTGAAAGTAATATTTTTTAGTGAATCAAATATCAAAGGTAAAGTAGATAGACTATTCCCTAATCAACGAACGGAGTTCAGTTGGAGTTTGATGCTGGATGCTGAATGGTGTCCATTAAATGATTCACCGACAGAAAGATATGATTTGGGAATTGTAATTATACCGAAAAACAATCCAAAAGTTGACTTGAACAAATACAAACTATATTGTGAAAATGTAGCAGTTATGCAAGAGGGGCCACATTGGTATTATCAAGATTATTCAGTAGAGAATCAAATACATTATTTAAATTGTTTACGAGAAGCAGATTGGGTATATTGTCATAATATGTCAGACATTAGATATTACAAAGGATTGGGTTGTAAAGATGTAAGAGTAATGAGAAGTATGATGATTCCAGAGGGACTAAAAAGTCAAGAGTTCAATACACAGAAAAATGGAATTTTATTAGGTGGTAATTTTGTTTCTTGGTATGGTGGTATGGATAGTTATTTAGTGGCATCAGAAGTTAATGAACAATTATATGGTGTTTCAATGGGTAGAAAACAAGAACAAGAAGAAATGATTGAGGATATCAAATATCTACCTTATATGAGTTGGAGAGATTGGATAAATCATATTGGACAATATAAAGTTGGAGTTCACTTGATGAGAACACACGCAGCAGGAACATTTAGTATGAATATGAGTTTTCATCATTCGCCGGTAATCGGATACGAGGGACTTGATACTCAAGAATTACTACACCCACAAACTACCGTTCAAGTTGGAGATTTAGTAAGTGCAAGACGAATACTAAGAAAATTATACGAAGATAAGTTTTTCTACGAAGAATGTTCAGAACAGACAGGTAGACGATTTAAAAAGTATTTTTCAGAAGATGCTTGGTTAGAACATTGGGAGAAAACAAATGTCAGATGAAAGATTGATTAGTTTTATAATCCCTTCAAGAAGCAACTTGAAGTATTTAAAATGGAGTTATGCAAGTTTAAGAAAACACATTGGATATAGACACGAGATATGTTATGCTGATGACGCATCCACCGACGGAACTTGGGAGTGGTTACAAGAAATCGCAGAAAAAGATGGACGAGTAAAAATTCACAGAAACGAAGGCCCAACAAGATTAGGACACACCATACTATACGATACATTGATAAATGATTACTCGACCAATGATATTGTGATGATAGCACACGCAGATATGTATATTATGCCAAACTTCGACGAAGAAATATTAAAACATATCAAACCAGGTGTGGTTGTGAGTGGAACAAGAATAGAACCACCGTTGCATCCAGAGGGGCCGGAAAAGATTATACAAGATTTCGGAATAGAACCAGAAGAATTTCAAGAACACGAACTATTGAGTTGGTTTAATCGTTATGAACCAGAACAAGAAACCACCGAGGGAATATTCGCACCTTGGGCAATCTACAAAGAAGATTTTCAAAAAATAGGTGGACACGACCCATTGTTCGCACCACAATCAAAAGAGGATAGTGATATTTTCAATAGATTCATATTAAATGGATATAAAATAGTTCAAACACGACGAGGTTGTGTATATCATATGACTTGTCGTGGTTCAAGATTTGCAGATGGAGCAAAACGAAATCCAGACGGACAAGTGTTTATGAAAAATAGAGAAACAGATGAGTGGTTAAAACAAAATGAACGCTCAACAAGAAACTTTATTAGAAAATGGGGAACAATGGTTCAACACGACCAATTACTGAAACCAATTGTATCGCCAGTTTATGATATTGGATTTGAATTAACTGAGGCAGCAGATGTCAACTTGATTAGAGCATTAGAACCTTGGTGTGGTTATATGGTAGTTCCAGCGGCAGAGGAGATTGAACAATATATTAAAGAAGAACAACCAAACACAGATTATCAATTGGATAAAAAATTACATACAGACTTACCAGGTATTCCAATGTATGATATTAGAGTTAGATTTAATCCTTGGAAACTAACTCAACAAAGTTTCAACATAATACAAAAATTACCAGACATCATCAAAGATAGTGGTGAAGAAGGACAAGAATTCGAATTAGATATATTCGAAATATCCATAGACAAAATGACAGAACATCAAGAGGACAATATAGTATGCAATTCAAATTAGTAAATAAAAGAACAAAAGAAGTAGTTGACACCGTAGGAACAAGATTGTTGGAATATGCAATAGAGTATTTCCAAGTAAAAAAGAAATTAGATAAAGAATCCTTTAACAAACTATATGAGGTTAAAGAAGATGATGGAAATAGACCTACACGGGTTTAAACACGAAGAAGTAGAAGACAAGTTAGCAAACTTATTGATTCTACATTACAATATGGGAAATTTCCCTATTAGACTAATCACAGGTAAAAGTGATAAAATGAAACAAATAGTTCGTGAAATAGTAAATAAACACGGATTCACAGAAGATGACTTCTGGAATGATAATCCAGGAGCAATAATATTAAGGAGTTAAAATGGAAACATTACAAATTTTAGGTTGGGTATACTTAGGTTTATCCATTGGAGTAGTAACAGGAGTATTTGTATTAGCATTACTTCAAGCGGGTAGAATGAAGAGAATGGAAAACGAAATCAATGATTTGAACTTTAAAAACAAGATTTTAAAGGGAGAAAACAAAAGATTATCTACAAGAGGTAAACCACAACCAAGAAAAAGAAGAAATTGGAAGAAAAAACCAGTCAAAAAATAGGTAGTTTTTTTGATTAGTTATATTTATTACTGAGTATGACTAAACAAGAAAAACAACATTTAGAACTAATAGTATATCGTATGGACGAAGCCGACAAACGAGTCGACTTATTACATAAAGAATTTAAAAACGATTTACAAGAGTTACATTCAGATATCAAATTTATCAAAGAAAATCTATTCAATCCTGAAAACGGACTATGGGCAGAAACCAAACAAAACTCAGCATTTAGAAAGAATACTACAATGTGGAGAGGAATTATTGGTGGTGGTTTAATCGCAGCATTAGTAGAAAGTTTTTGGGGTATGTTCACAAATTAAATTAAAAAAATCACCGAAAGTTCTTGACTTTCTCATTTATTATTCATACATTAAGTTGTTATGATAATGATGATAAGGAGAAATTAATTATGGATATGGGAACTTTCGCTATGGGTTGTATGAATTATGAATTAACAAGAGATGCTGGTAATCTACCAGAACACGACATAGAATTCCAAGCCGAAACTGGTATTGGACCAACCTATAACAATAATGAACCTATGACAGATGAAGAGTGGAGATTCGCTCTTGAAGAAGACGGAAGAATGACACCGGAAGAAATAGATGAATATATTGAATCTTTCAAAATGTAAAAAAAAGACTTGACTTTATCATTTATTATTTGTATATTATATAGAATTTAAAAGGAGATTATATGGCTATTATTTATGAAAAGAATTTTACTGACCCTAACGAGAAAATCGTTAGACAATTTACTAATTGTTGTGGAGCAAGTGATAAAGGAACTGAGTTCGGTATCGTTTGTCGTGGGTGTTGGGAACCTATTGAGGGTTATATGGCTGACGGAGATGATTCACCGGAAGAATTTGAAAACTTAATCAATAGTGAATCAGTATTAGAAAGATTTA